TATCCTCATATATTAACTATCTTATTATATTCTGCCGTAATAACATTGTAATTTATTAAGCTCCTGATGACCCTACTAATTTAACTCTTGTTGATGTGGTTACAGGTGTTGGATGTATTGCTCGTGACACCATACAACAAACAGGTACAGATTTAATATTCTTGTCTAATAGCGGTGTTCGTAGCTTTAACCGTGTTACGCAAGAAAAAAGTATGCCGATGCGTGACTTGTCAGCTAATGTTCGTGATGACTTAGTTGCATATATTTCAGGTGAAACATTAACAGAAATTAAAACTGTTTATTTTGAGAGGGATGCTTTTTATCTCTTGGTATTACCTTCACTTAAACAAGCATTTTATTTTGACTTACGACAATCATTAGAGAATGGTGCGGCTCGTGTAACAACATGGGAAAACTTCTTACCTAAAGCTCTTTGTAAGACTAGAGATAGAAACTTATATCTAGGTATGGCAGGTGGTGTGGGAAAGTATTTCGGATATTCTGATAATGGTGCTTCATACCGTTTGGAATATTTTACTTCTAATATTGATGCTGGTGAACCTTATACTCTTAAGTTTTTAAAGAAAGCAAGTGTAATTGTAATTGCTTCAGGAAGTCAAGATATTGTATTTAAATATGGTTTTGATTATCAAACTGTCTACTCTAGTAGAACGTATACAAAAGATTTTACTGGTGGAACGTCAGAATATAATATTGCTGAATACAATATAGGTGAATATACATCAGGAACTGCTATTAATGATATTACAATGCAACTAGGTGGCTCAGGTAAAATATTACAATTTGGTGTGGAAGTTCCGATTGAAGGTGCTCCAGTTAGCTTACAACAACTAACAATCTATTTGAAAACAGGGAAAATGATATAATGAGCTCATATATAAAGGCTACTAACTTCAATGCAAAGGATGCCTTGCTTACAGGCAATCCTGCTAAAATTATTAAGGGCAGTGAGATTGATGATGAATATAATGCTATTGCAACTGCTATAAATAGCAAGGCTGATACTACTTCCCCTACATTTATAGGTATTCCTGTTGCTCCAACAGCAACTGCTGGTACTAATACCACACAATTAGCTACAACTGCTTTTGTAAAAGGTGCGGTTGACGCATTAGGTACAATGAGTACTCAAAATGCTAATGCTGTAGCAATTACAGGTGGCACTGTTGCTGGTACATTTACAGGAAATCTTACTGGTAACGTAACAGGTAATGTAACGGGGAATGTAACTGGTAATGTAACAGGTTCTTCAGGCTCTTGTACAGGGAATTCTGCTACTGCAACTGCACTATCTACAACATCAGGTTCTGCTCCATCTTACTCTGCTAGAGCATGGGTTAACTTTAATGGAACTGGCACGGTTGCTATACAAGGTAGTGGTAACATAGCTTCTGTTACTGATGATGGTGTTGGTCTTTATACAATTACTTTTACTACAGCTATGCCTGATGCAAATTATGCTGTAGTTGCAAATTGTAATACAACATCTACAAATCATAATAGTAGTGTAAACATAGGGGCAACTTATACTGCAACTCAATTTTCTATAAGAGTTTTAGAAACTGCTTTAGTTGATAGGTCAATTATTTCAATAGTGGTTTTTAGATAGTAAATGAAGCATCCAGTATTAATTAAAAAAGATTATACTGTTTACTTTGAATATGTTGATGATTTTATAGCTGTCCATTGTGATGTGCACAGATGGAATAAAGAAGTAAAACAGAATTGGTTAAGAGATAGTTTTTATTTATTTGCAATACAAGAAAAGCTTATCTTTGCTTTTGTAGATAAAAGTAATACTAAATTATATAAATTTACAAAAATGAATGGTTTTAATATATATCAAGATGAAGTATCTACAGATGATGGGGACAAGATAATGTTTATATGGGGTAAATATAATGGGTAAAATAGTTAAAGGTATTACTGGAGCAGTTACAGGATTTGCAACAGGTGGTCCTTTAGGTGCTATTGCTGGTGGTTTGGGTGGTTTAACATCAGGTGGCGGTGGTGGCGGTGGTTCACCAACTGCTGCTGGATTTACTCCATATAGCATAAAATCAGGGTTAGCTACTTCTGCTGTAGATACTAGAAATAAAACAGCAACCTATACATTATCTCCTGAAATGCAAGCGTTCCGTGACCAGTATTATTCAGGTGCAAGGGCAGCCCTCCCATCTGCCGAACAAACTGCTTATGCTCAACAAGTAAGCGATTATGGTAGAGGTTTATTTAGTCAAGCAACTGGTATGGATACAGGGGCAATGACTGCTGATTACTATAATAGACAACAAGCATTATTAGAACCATCTCGTGCACAAGAATCAAGTCGTTTAAACGATTTACAATTTAGTCGTGGAACTCTTGGTCAAGGTGTAGGTATGGGTCAAGGGTACATCAATCCACAACAATATGCTCTTGCTCAAGCTCGTGAACAACAAAATGCTGCTCTTGCATTAAGTGCAGAAGACCGTGCTCGTGCAATCCAAACCGCACAACTTGCTCAAGCAGGAAATATCTATGGTTTAGGTCAATCTTATCTAACTCAACCTTATGAAGCTGCTAATCAACTTATGAACTATGGGGTGGGTATTGAGAATCTTGGTGCTAATACAATGGCTCAAGGTTTAAATACTGGTATTAGTGTTGGACAACTTGGTAATCAAACTGCTGCTGCAAATGCAAATATTAACCAACAAAATTATTTAAATAGTTTATATAACCAAAGAGCAGATACTGCTGCATGGAATAGTGCTGCAAATGCTATAGGTAATATTAATTGGAGTGGTTTGTTTGGTGGTCAAGCGTCACCTGATGGACAATATAGTGCAAGTGGGGTTTATGACCCATTAGGGAGATATTAATAATGGCTGAAATCGTACAAGGGTTGTTTGGTGTTTCACCTGATATATTTAGAAAACAACAAGATGCACAATTTCGTGCTCAAGCAATGGCTGAAGCTCAATTAGACCCTAGACAAGGGATGGTTTATGATGCTGCTGTCGGTGGTAGGCAATTTGGCAGGGCTATTAATAGTTTATTTGGTGCAGAAGACCCAATGCTTGCTAAACAAACAGCAGAGAATAATCTATTACAACAAGTGCAATCCTCTTTGTCACCTGCTGATTTACAAGACCCATATAAATTAAGTGCTGCTGTATATCAAGCGGCTATGAGGGCTAATTTACCTGAGTTGGCTAATAATGCCTATCAGAATATGCAAGCAGGTAGATTGTCTAATGCTAAACTAGGGACAGAGCAAGCACAAGCAAATAAAATAAATCAAGAATTAGCTACTAATGCTGAATTAAAAACTGCTTTAAATGCTTTACCTAAAGATGCTACAGATGAACAAAAATTAAATGTATTCTATAAATTTGCAAGTCCTGAAGTTTCTGTAAAAGCTTTAGAAACTAAAAATACTCTTGCTGCTGCTAGAGAAGATAAAATGACTATGGCAGCAGATAGTCGTGCGTTAGCTAGAGAAAAAATAATTGCTGATAATGAAACAAAACTAGAAGTAGCTCGTCAACAAGGTGCAAATGCTCAAGCAGTTAAATCAATGGCTGCTGGACTTGCTTTACAATTAGCAGCTTACGATAGAAGCACTAAATTAGAAGTTGAATCAATGCGTGTTAAAAATGATTCTTTAAATAGAGGTTATGGTAAAGATGTTGCTGAAGCCAAATCTGCTATTACTGGTGCAGAAATTTTAGCTACTGATACTAATAAATATTTAAAACAAATTGATAATGATGAAGTTCGTTTTGGTTTAGGTACAAATATTGCAGGTAAAACTTCTACAATGTTAGGTTTGTCTACTGATAATGCTATTAAACAAGCTGAAATAAAACAACATTTATCTGCTGGTGTAAATAATCTATTAGTAGCAGCAAAAGGTACACAAACTGAAGGCGATGCACAACGAGCACAAGATTTATTTTTAAAAGCTTCTAGTGCTAATGATAAAAAATCCCATTTGTAATCCTTTTATTATAAAATCAGTTATTCGTACATTATATTAATTGAACCAGCATCAAACGTAGTACCAGTTGTTGAGGTAACACGAACTCTATCTAATGCACCTGAAAGAACAGGAGATACTCCACCACCAAATTGTGCCCCTGATGAGCCAGTTCCTATTTTAGAAAGTGTACCTGAGTGTGTCCATGTATTATTATTAATTAAACACAATGTAGTAGTTCCTGACACTATCATTGTAGAATTACTATTACTAGTTATTAAGAAACCTATTGTTGATGATTGGGTACTAGCAACATTTGGACCTACATATGAAGCAGTAGAAATATATCCAGTTGATATAAATGAACCCGAACCAACTTGTAGTAATATCTCAGCATTACCAGCTAAAGAAACCTCATTAAACATAATGGTGATACGTTTAACCCAACTAGGTATGCCAGTAAAATCTGCAGTAGTACCACTTGTTGTTGTGACAGCAGTACCTGATATAAGTGGAGCGTATGTAGCAGTTGCAGAATTCCCTGTACAAGAGCCTGAAGAACCCGTTACATTACCTGTAACATTTCCCGTTACATTACCTGTTACGTTACCAGTAAGATTCCCAGTGAAGGTAGCAGCAACGGTGCCCCCTGTAATTGCAACAGCATTAGCATTTTGAGAACTCATTGTACCTAAAGCACCAGCAACACCTTGTACAAAGGCAGTAGTTGCTATTTGCTCAGTGTTAGTTCCAGCAAGGGCAGTCGGAGCTAGAGGGATACCAGTAAAAGTAGGGGATGTAATATCAGCCTTACTATTTACAGCAGTTGCAATAGAATTAAACTCAGTGTCTATCTCACTACCCCTAATTAGCTTATCAGGGTCGCCTGAAATCAAGGCATCCTTTGCAAAGAAGTTTGTAGCTTTTATGTAACTTGCCATTGTATTTTACCTTTGTATTTAATTAGGCAGTACGTTGCCACATATATACTACAACATATGGTTGAAGGTTAGCATTAGTGCCACTTACACCAGCAGTATTAATAGTAATACCTGTTGTAGCAGAAACAGAAGCAACTGTAGTTTGTACAGCATCCCACTCACCACCATTCTCTAATGGACCAGCAGCCCCTTGGCGTGTTGTTTTTACATAGTTGTGTGTGTGCCCTGCATCTGTAATATCATGAGTATGGCTTACAACAACAGCATCAGCACTACCACCTGTAGCACCTGCAGTAAAACCACCACCATTACCTACTAAAACCCTACCTGCTCCAAATGCAGTCCATGTACCAAAACCAAATAAAGTGTTTGGATTAGTAGAGGCTGTTGATGTATAAACTGAACCTACTGGATATATTATTTGTAAGGCATTTGTTACAAAAGCAGTTGTAGCTAGTTGAGTAGTATTAGTTCCTCCAACAGCAGTTGGGGCTAATGGTGTACCAGTAAATGTAGGAGAAGTGGTGTTTGCTTTACTCTCAATAGCATTAGCAATGGCATTAAACTCATCATCTATCTCAGCACCCTTAATAATTTTAGCAGGGTTACCTGTAAGTAACGCATCCTTTGTAAGGAAGTTTGTTGCTTTTACATAGTTCGTCATTAGACCATCTTCCCTGTTTTCAAATAGATTGTTAGTTGTTGTAAACTAACTGGAGAACCTTCAATAGGAACCTCCACACCAAATTGCAATATTTTACCTGAGCCACCTAGGTGCATTGTAATATCATTAATAGCAGTACCTGATGTATATTCACCTATGTTGTATTCAGAGATATTATATTCAGCATCCCCACCAGTAAAGTTTTTTGTATAGGTTCTACTAGTGTAAGTATTCTTGTAATCAAAACCATATTTAAAAATAATGTCTTGACTTCCTGAAGCAATAACTATCATACTTGCTTTCTTAAGGAATTTAAGACTAAATGGTTCACCAGCATCAATATTAGAAGTGTAATATTCTAAACGATAAGAAGCCCCATTATCTGTATACCCAAAGTATCTAGCTACACCTCCAGCCATACCAAGATATAAATTCCTATCCCTTGTCTTACAAAGAGCTTTAGGTACAAATCCAGCCCAAGTGGTTACACGAGCTGCACCATTTGGTAATGTCTGACGTAAATCAAAATAAAAAGATTGTTGTAATGAAGGTAGTACAAGGAGGTAGAAGGCATCCCTCTCAAAGTATACACTCTTAATTTCTGTTAAAGATTCACCTGCAATGTAATTAACTAAGTCATCACGGACATTCATAGACAAGTCACGCATCGGCATACTCTTGTCTTGGGTCACTCGGTTAAAGCTACGCAAACCGCTATTAGATAAAAATATTAAATCTGTACCTGTTTGTTGTATGGTGTCACGAGCAATACATCCAACACCTGTAATTACATCAGCAAGAGTAATATTAGTTGGGTCTTCAGGTGAATTGTATATAACAATATTATTGCGACAGAATATAATAAGGAAATTGTTGTGTGAGGATATACCTGTAATCTCATCACTACTACCAACAACAGATTCAATGTCAATTAAACCTGAACCTACCCCTGAAAATAAAGCACCATCTAATAACTGACTATAGTAAACTGTTGTCTTAGCACTCGTTACACCTGCCACCCATTGACGACCAAATGCAGTGTGAGTGCAATCAGGGTCAAAGTTAGTTACACCTGAAGGTTTAGAACCATAATCCCCTACTCGTTGCCAAATGTAAGCACCTGTGTGATTAGCCTTACGGTATACAAGAAGTGGATTACTCTTTTGAGCAGCAAACCCATACATACTATTACCAAAACCAGCACCCTCTGCTAGTTGTGAGAATTGCCATCTATTACCAACAAAAGTAATTGTAAGGTTAGTTGTTTGGTCTGCTTGTTTAACTGGGAGTTCTGTAAGAGTAGTTGAACCACTGTACATCTTACCACCCCCACAAGAGAGGATAGTAGGTGTTAAATCTACATCTATAAACTCAAATAGGGCTTCTAAATAAGTAGTAGAACCTAGTGTCCCTCTACTTGTAGTAACTGGTGCCCAACCCCTGCGGCTACCTAAACGACCAAACTTATCAATGATGCAGTTGGTGGCTTTTGTAGCATATCCACTCTCCAACGTAACACCACTCTCTTGAGTGTTTAACCCAAGAAAGCCAAGTGCCGCATTGCTAAGGGCTTTTAATGCACCTGCCATTAGCTAGGCATCCAAGTAAGTTCATCAGGACGTTGCATTGCCTCAATAGCAATTAAGTCTGAAGCAAGGGTTCTATATCTTTGCTCTTGTTCCACATAACCACCATCATCGCCACGCTCAGAGATAGCACGAGCAATAGCACCCTCTACAACGATTTGATATGGGACAGCAATAACATGAGTATCTAGGGTTAGTTCAGGTTGTGGGACAATGCAATTAATGCGGATAGCATACACACCATCAGGAATAGGGAAGAAGTCAATTTGACTATCCCCATCATCACTTACACCATTGAAGTTGTAATAATAGGGTGCACCTTTTTGTGCAGAACCTAACAAGAATTGTTGGTCAAACCACCTGCCACTACGTTGTTCCATAACAAAATCAGATGTATCATTTACTACATCTAAAATCTTAACCCTAGTTGTACTATCTACAAGAGTATAATTAAATATATCACTTATGGTTGTAGCAGTTAGGGTATTGCGGAGAACGCCCCATTCCCAAGAATCTTCCACTTCCCGTTTAACAACATTGACAAATTCACCAATAAGTTTGGAGTAGGGAGTTTCATTGACTGTTGATACTTCATTCTCACGAAGTCGTCTTAAAACCTTATTTACTATTTCAAGATATGTCAATTTAAAATCCTTTAATTATAATACAATTATATCACAATAGACATAATTTGTCAACCTATTTCTTACCACTTTACCTTGTCAGCTACAGCCTTACACATTTCTATAAAATATTCTTGAGAGTATTGTTGTTTCATAAAATTAATATCTTTATGAACTAATTGTATATTTTCAAGAATATAACCTTCTGAACTATCTATTCTATCAATTGAAGCTGTTGCAGTTAAACCTTTTGCAGACCATGTAATTGGCACACCAGATAAAGCACAAACACCATCTTGTGTTATATACAAGTTCCAAATATCTTCTATAGATAATTCCCAAACATATCCTCGAGAAATACCACTTTTTTGTTTTACACTAAACCATGTATAAGGGATTAAATTAAATCTTCCTTTATAATTATTATCATAATTACTGCATGATTTACATTTCCAATTACCTCTAATAGCTTCATCTAAATGACATTTTCTACCATAAGTTTGTGTAGAATTGCATAAAGGACATAATTTAGTATAAGTCCTTGATTTTACTACCATTTTGTGCGGTCGCTCCAATAAGCAGCAGACATTTTACCCTTAGCAATGTTGTCTGCATGACGAGCCTTAAAGGATTTTTGTCTAGCTTTATCAGCAGCAGTGGTAGGATTAGACCCAGCACCTGACACCCCTTGTTGACCAAAACGAATGGTCTTTACTTTATCACCCTCTTTGGCAACAACAACATGGCTTTTAGTGGGATGACTAGGCGTTTTTTTAGGTTTGTTATATCCTGATACACCTGCGTTCTCTAGTCTAG